TTAATATAAAAGTGTTGATTCATATATTATTATGAATTATATTTAATTATAAAATCTAACTATTAAAAAAAATGATTTAAAAAAGTAAATATAAATAAAAATACATAAAATGTCAAATTATAAATTATCAAAAATATATAAAATAACATCTAAAAATACTGATGATATTTATATTGGTGCTACTTGTCAAAAATATATATCTAAAAGATTTACAGCACATAAATATAGTTATAAAAAATACTTAAATAATGAACATGAAACATATTTATCAAGTTATGAAATATTAAAATATGATGATTGTAAAATTGAATTAATAGAATCATATCCTTGTGATTGTATAGAAGAATTAAGAAAACGAGAAGGATATTGGCAAAGAAAAATTAATTGTGTAAATATTAGAACAGAAGGTAGAACTAAAGAAGAATATTGTGAAATTCATAAAAAATACAAACTAAAATATAATAAAGAAAATGCAGAAAAAATTAAGGAAATGAGGAAAAAAAATTATCCAAAGTATAAAGAAAATAAATTACTATATGAGAAAGAATATGTAAAAAAAAATAAAGATAAAGTTAAATTATATAAAAAAAATTTATATCAATATCAAAAATCTTGGGGTGTTTGGAATGATAATAATCTTTTAGATATTAATTTAGATATATTTAAATAAAATGTATTTTATAAAATCTAACTATTTAATATAATGCCTAAAAAAGCATCTAAAACACTAAAAAATCCGGTCGTCTTGAAAGTAAAAGACCCTGTAAGTAAACAACCTCGTGAATTACATCCTAATTTAATGGAATTACCTTCCTGTTTATTAATATGTGGGGCAGTAAAACAAGGTAAGAGTAACTATTTGCTCAACCTTCTAGCCAATGATGACTTCATAGGTTCTGATTTTTTTGACCAATATAAAATCATTTCTACCACATTGAATGCAGACCCAAAAGGTAAAATATTTAACGATTTATTCGATTGTGAAGACACATATTCCGACCAAATGATTAAAGATTTAATTGAATCACAAAAGAAATATGGAGATAAAACAGATATGCCTTCAACTTGTTTAATTGCTGATGATATATTAACTAAAGAATTTGTTAGAAAAAATACTGATTTAACTCTGCTGTCTTCTCGTTTCCGTCATTTCAATATTCAATTATTAGCTTATGTTACTCAATCCTTTAAAGCCATTCCTCCAATTGTTCGAAACAATGCCACCGATATTATTGTTATGAAGCAGTCTAATGCTAAGGAATTAGAAAAGATTGCTGAAGAATATGCTCCTATGTTCGGTGATGATAAAATATTTAAACAATTATATGATTATGCAATTGGATATGCCCCTTATTGCTTTTTATATTTAAAATTATCTCAAAATCCTGCTGAAGCATTTAGATGTCATGAAGAAAAAATAGCAGAAGGTTCAAAAATATTATTTAATAAAAATTCAAAAAATAATGATGAAAATAATATAGAATAATTATATAAAATGACAGTTGACTTATATGCATTAAATAATGCCGTTAATCAAGGTAATATGAGAACAGCAGCAGTTGAAGAACATAATCGTGATGTGACTGTTTATAATAATGAATTAGCAGGACGTATTGCCGAAGCAAAACGTTCAACCACAGAAGGAGAAGCAGAGGTAGGTGCTGCTGATGCTGTAAAAACGGCTATAGCAGGTAGTTCTGCTGTTAGTAGTGCTCAAGCATATTTAAAAAGTAAAGCAGGAACAGTTGAAAATGCCGTTAATACAGCAAGAGATGCTGTAGAAGATGTTAAAAATAAAGTTAATGCAGCAAAAGATGCAGCCACAGATGTTTCAAGTGATATACCTAAACCACCAAGTGGAGAAGAACCACCTGCTAGTTCAGAGGGTGGGATTATTAATAAAGCACTTGGTGCTGCAGGAATAGAGGCTGATACTGCTGCTAAATTAACAAAAGGTATTGGTTTAGTAGGTGATGCTTACACATTAGGAAGTGATGTAGAAGCAGATTTAAATGGTCAATTTAAAAAGATGGACTGGGAACAAAAAGTAGGAAATGTTGGTGGAATATTAGGTTCATCATTAGATATTATAGGGACAGCAATTCCACCTCTTGGTATATTAAAAGTTGTAGGAACTGGAATATCAGCACTAAGTGGAGTTATAGGGGGAATTGGAGATGAACGTGCACAACAGAAATCAGGACAGGAAGAAGTTAGTCAATTACAAAATCAAAAACAAGCATTACAACAAGTAGCTTCAAATGCTGGAAAAGTTCCAATTCTAGCACAATAATTCTTTTTTTATTTTTTTTTTTTTAAATTAATATATTTCATATTTATATATAAAATGAGTATTTGGCAAACAAAAGATACTATCCCAATTGAACAAACCGAGAAGGCTATTTCTTCAACTAATGGACTTTCTTATTCTGCTGGACAGGTCATTGATATATTTGTTCCACCATCAACTAAATTCTTTGTAGGAAAAGATTCCTATTTAGAATTTGATGTTGAAATTGCTCTTCCTAGCAATTCAGCAGGTGAATTAACACGTATTCAATTAGATGCTGAAACCGGTGGAAATGTTCTTGTCAGAACACTTTCCTTATTTGCTGGAAATAAATCACAATTATTAGAACAAATTGTAGCATACAATACAATGGTATCAATTAAATATGATTATGAAACTAATGATACTCTTAAAGGTAAACGTATTGTTGAAGGTGCTACAATGCCAATAGCAGACCTTCGAGGGTCTAATGGAACTACTGAAAGTTCTCTTAATAATCACAAATCAAACCCTTATTTTAAAAAGGTTGCTGATGGTACCACAACTAGTGAATTTACCAATGCTAACTATTATCAGAAAGCAAAAATCACTATTCCTGTTCACTGTGGTGTTTTTGCTTCTGAGAAGGTGTGGCCTAACATGCTTACAAATGGTATTACACTTTCTCTCGAACTTGAATCAAATACTAATGTTTTTAGAATGCTTGATTCTTGCTCTAAAGAACGTCGTATTAAAGCAAATCCTAAGGTCAACGGTCTAGGTGCTGTTGATGGCACTCTTGCTGGAAGTGGTTCTGATACATTAGAAGTATTTATTGAACCTGATAATTCGAACTTTAAAGTTGAGAACTTTCCATTTGTTGTAGGTCAAAAATTTAAACTTGTAAGTTCAACTTATACTGATGCTACTTTAAATGATGGAACTATTTCACAGATAGAAATAGATTCAGGATATATTAAGGTTACAACTAGTGCATCACTTACTGCCACTGGTGCTGTAGACCCTACTGCTACTGACTTCTTCCTTGTTGATGAATCAGTTGTTAGTGCTGCTTCCTTCAATCCAACATACACTGTAAGTGATGTCAAACTTGTTGTAAAAGAAGTTAACATGGGTAGCAATTATGAGAACGATTTAATGAATAGAATGAAACAAGCAGGAACAATCAATATTGATGTAACGAGTGTTCAGAACTATCAGAGTTCTATTCTATCAAGTGATCGAGTGGCAAATATTCGAGTTCCTGTCAATAACAGCCGTTGCCGTAGTGTTATTGCCTGTTTAGCAGACAGCACTCGTTATGCAGCCAAAGATGCCATCAGTGCATCAGGAACTTATGAATTTAGCAATGCTACTGGTGATTCGGTAATGAGAAGTTGCCGTAGTGGTCTTGAAGGATTATGTGACCAACTTTCTGAATACAATTGGTTTCTTAATGGTCGTCTTCAACCTTCGAGACCTGTTAAGACTTCTAAAATTGCTGATAGAAAGAGTATCTCAGCTCAGCACATTGTGGAAGTTGAGAAAGCACTTTCTTCTAGTGGATTTATTCAACCATTATCATTTGAGGCATACAATCGTAATTTCATTATTGGACGTACTCTTGGAATTCAGCAGAACATGGTTTACGATGCAAGAGGCCGTGATTTTAATCTGCAACTCAACTACAATGAAACTGCTGCACCTGATAAGAATAAGTTGGTCAATATGTTTGTATTCCACGTAAGAAGATTTATTATCAAAAACGAATCTGTTATGGTTGATGTATAAATATTAATATTCTTTGATAAAAACTAAAATTATTTTCTTTTTATATATTATATGGATTTTAAAAAAATCATTTCTGATGCAAGACCAAATATTAAAGAATCATCTTTAAAAATGTATAGTCAAAATTTAAGAAAGTTATTAGGTGATTCTAAAGACTATAAACCACTTTTAAAATTTGAAGAAATACAAAAGAAATTAGAAGACAAATCAGATAATACAAAAAGAAATTATTATAATTCAATTATTGTATTATTACAAGCAGAAAAAGCACAAGCAAAAATATTAAGAAAATATGAATCAGAAAGAGATGAATTAAATGATAGATATGATAAAATTCAATCAAGTGGACAGATGACAGAAAAAGATAAAAAGAATTTTGTTGAATTATCAGAATTGAAAGATATGTTAATTAAAATGAAAAAAGAAATAACATTAAAAAAATTACATAAAAAGCCCTTAGAGAAATTTTCAAAAGAAGATAAAGAACTATATGATGGTTATTTTTTATTTAGTTCATATTTGGCTTTACCATTACGTAATGATTTAGCAGATGTTGAAATAATAGCTAAACATGAATATAATGAAATGGATGATGAAGATAAAGAGAATAAAAATTTCTTGGTTCTTCAGAATGGAGCTGGTAAAACTTATTTCTTATCATTAAATAATTATAAGACTAATAAAAAGTATAAAGAAAAAATAATTCAAATACCAAAAGAATTAATGTATACATATAAGCAATATGTTGCAAAACAAAGACCATTTAAATATTTAATAACAACACGAAAAGGTCAAAGAGTTTCAAGAAATTATTTTACACAATTTCTACAAAAAATTTCAAAGAAATATATAGGTAAAAGTATTTCAACAACATTATTAAGAAAAATAATATTATCAGATAAATTTGCTGAATTAAATAAAGAGAAACAAGAAATGGCCCATATAACAGGTCATTCGGTGAATGTTATGGACTCTGTCTATATTAAGCAGACAGAGGAGAAGGAAGAAAAAGAGAAGGAGAACTAAAATCTATTTCTTTTAATCCAAAATTCCTATAATCAGTTCTTTGAGCATCTTTACAAGAGAGATTAGCATTAATTATCTTTAAACCTTGATTTTTAAATTTAATCATATACATTGATTCAAATAATTTTAAATCATATTTATCAATATTATTTAATTCATGAATACATACTACTTTATAATTATCACAAAATAATATATCAAAGGACTTTCTATAATTTCTAGATCCTTTATTTGTCAATCCTAAAAACATCCTTAAATCAGTCATATGTTTTTGATATCTCTTTTTAATATCTTGAATTGTTGAACCAATATATATTTCATAATTGTCATTATCAATAAATGCATAAATATATCCTTTCATCTATATATTATATAAATAAAAAAATTTCTAAAAAAAAACTAATTAAATTAATTTAAATTAATATAATTATATTTTTTATTTATTTTAAAATTCTCAAATTTAGTTTTCAAATATTTA